CAGCAAAAGACACAGCAAAAGACACCACAGAGTAGCATATGCTTTTATATATGCACAAAATAAAACGAGGTGCAAGCATATTATATAATGTAAGGGCTGCATATACAACATCAAATAGAACATAAATATAGGAGTAAAAGTTATGGCAAAAGAACTTATAAACAGTAAAGGGGAAGTATTCTATCAAGCTTCCGGAACAGTAAAATCATATAATGAACAAACAGGTTATGGCTTCATTTTTTCAATAGAAGAACCTGACAGAGATATTTATTTTCATTACTCACAACTTTTAGTTGAAGGCAAAAAAGTAGTCGCTGTAGGCGACGAAGTTGAATTTCTTTACAAAGAACACGAAGATAAAGGGTTAAGAGCGTTTTCTATTAAGAAAGTGAGCTAAGTATACATATGAAAGATTATATCTACATTTCTGACCTTTCTAGAGTGTATGGTCCTGAAGATATTATAGATATCTTTAGAGAACACCTTATGCTAAACCCAGATGCCGAAATAAAGTTATATGAGTTTAATGATATGGAGTTCGACGACCAAATGAATTATGCTCTTATCTACTTTTTAGAAGAAGTAGCACCAGAGATATATCAAATATTCCTAGAACAGTTACAAGCAACATCTGAATTAACAGGTAAAGTTGTTTGCAGTGTAGATAAAGTTAACTATGACTACCATTTTAATTCATTGCTTGATTTATATAATGATCTTATAGCCCCATATATAAAGGATGTTCCTTTAGGGCTAGACGTATATTTTGATGAGCACGGATTACTTACCTTTCATTTTGAAGAATTTGATAAACCTCTTAAAATTTATGTTAAGGATTATCATGGACAAGATATTAAATGGGTAGATGAAGATACTGGAGGATTAAGATTATATGCCTAAAAAAATAATTTCAGAGACTAGAATAGGTGGTTTAAATATTCTAGAATCATACAAACCAAATCCGAGTACCACCGGGCCTGTTATTGGATCATTCACAGTAGACGGTGTGGTTATTGAAAACAAAGTGACACAAAATGGAACATACTATGAATCAGCAGTTTGGGAACAGCCTACAACTTTTGGTAAGGGCGGTAAATTTTTTGATGAGGATGGAAAATTAAAACCAGCTAAACTACTTGGCTCACTAGACCACCCTGCTAATGGGCTAGCAGAGATGCGATTTGAAAACTCTGCCATTGCATGGCGTAATATTTACAAAGGCGAAGATGGTAAATGGATAGGCGAAGCAGATATTTTAAATACACCTGCTGGCCGAATCGTTAAGACGCATTTAGATTATGCTAAGCTTGTCGGTGGTGGTGAATCTTTTGGAGCTTCACTTAGAGGTATCGGGGATAGTGAATCAGTAAATACAAGAACTGAATCTTATTCAAGAATCATTCCAGAAACATTTGAGTTAATGAGCATTGACTTTGTCTATGATCCTTCATTCTCAAATACAGCTGTTCTTACAGAAAATAAGGCTCCAAACAAGAAACTACTTATTGAGTCAATTCAACGGTTAGCTAAGGAAGACCAAGAACACGCAAGTATATATGAAAATTATGCAGAGTTATTAAGGGGTAAAAAAATGGAAAATGTACAAGTATTACATGAAAGCTCAATTGCAGCAAAAGCAAGAGCACAATATTTAAAAGCGCTAAAGTCTGAAGCACATAAGCTTTATAATCTTATTTATGAACTTGAAAACATGGATAAAGAAGAATTTGAAACTAAATACAAAAATAAAAATTACGACAAAGTTTTAGCAGCGCTTAAGAAAGAAGAACAAGCACTCAGAGCAGAAATCGCAGATATTCAAGTTAAAGCAGAACAACCTGTTCAACAAGAAGCTTCTAAGAAAGATGTTGATAAAGACCTTGAGGAATTCCTAGCCTCTATTGATGAGACAGAGGTTGAACCAGTTCCAGGAGGCGCAGAAAAAGCTAAGGATGAAGAAGTCTCAGAAGAAACCTCAGAAGAAGTCCCAGAAGAAGCTTCAGAAGAAGACACAAATGAAGACACAAATGAAGACACAAATGAAGACACAAATGAAGACCCAGAAGATATAGACATTGAATTTGACGAAGACGGAAATCCAATAGCGCCTGAAGAAAAACCTAAAGAGATTACTTTAGAAGAAGTATTTAATGTATTAGAAGAATTAAAAGCTACAGTCGAGGCATTAAAAGCTGAAGTAGAAACTCTAGGAAAACATGTTGAAGACTTTGAGGATGAAGATATAGAAATTGAAGAAGAAGACTTAGAAGAAGACGAAGAAGAAGACGAAGAAGACTTAGAAGAAAGATCAGAACTAGATGACCTTACAGAGGAAGACCTAATGGCGCTATCAGATGAAGAACTAGAATATTTGCAAGCGCAAGCTAAAAGATAAAATATTTACAAGCACAAGCTAAAAAATAAACTTAGATAAACAAATCTGCAATAAACAAACGTAGATAAAAAATATAAATCAGTATAGTTCGAGTTATACAAAAAAATATAGAGAAGGAGAGACATATGGCTGTTACAAAAGAACAAATTTTAGCTGAATTAAGAAGACGCCGAGCAGCTAAACAAACAGAAAACAAAGCAGTACGCAAACCAATAGCTAAAGCACAAGATAGTCTTGATGCAGTTGTGACAGAGCAAACTACTAGAACCTCTAGTCCTCGTACTATTACTGAAGCTATTGCGCAAAGAACTGCTAATTTTAAAGGCGAAACTAAAAAAATCTATACTACTCTTGCTGAGAATATTGTAAATGCAACTCGCACTATTTATTCAGAAGCAACACAAGCTGGTCCTTACATGGGTGTTGCCAATACTGGTAATGCTGCAGGTGTAGGATTAGTAAAAACTTATTTTGATATTTTCTTTGGGTACTTCCCTAGCTTAATCGTTCCTGAAATCGCAAGCGTTCAACCTATTAAAACTGAAAAAGCAATGATTTTCTATTATCAAACTCTTGCGGGTTCAACAAAAGGCGCCGTTTCTGCTGGTGACGTACTAATTGATGCTTTCCAAGTCAACACTGACCCAGAGTATACTTCAAACGTGGTTACAATTGCAACCAACGAGGAGGTTCCAACTTGGGGTCCTGTAGTTGCTAAAAGTATTAAAATTCCAGGTCAAACTTTAACTTATACGTCTGATAATGCTGCTAAATTTAAAGTTGGTGATGTTACTTATAATGTTACTATTACAGAGGCTAATAATGAAATTAAAGTAGCTATTACAGATGCGGATAACAACCCTGTTGATACTTTCAAAAAAGCAACTTATGAATATGCTAATAAATATGCACCTACACAAGTTCCAGAACTAAATGCAAATGTTGACTCTAGAGAAATTACAGCGAAAGCTCGTACTATTAAGACTCAATATTCATTCCAAGCTGGCTTTGGTTTCGAAGCACAATTTGGTGTAACTCTTGAAGATAAGCTTAGCGAAGCTGCAATGTACGAATTAAAACGTGAAACAGACTTAGACTTCGTATTTGAAATAATGAATTCTGCACCAGTTCTTGTTCAATGGAATAAGGCTGCAGGCGTTGCTAATGGATTATATGAATTCCATAAACTTTCATTCTTAGACGCTATCATTGGTGCTTCTAACTACATTTTCAAAATTTCTAAACGCGCTCGTGGTAATGTTTTATTAGTAGGTCCTAATGCACAAACAGTAGTTGAAACTCTTCCTGCATTCCAAGGTGAAAACTATGGCTCACAACTTGGTGGTGCTCGTGTAATTGGTAAACTTAAAGATATTAAAGTTATCGCTGTTCCTGAATTAGCTGATGACGATTGGGCAGTAATCTATAAATCACAAAATGATTCTTTAGATGCCGGTATCGTGTTTGCCCCATACATCCCAGTAGTTTCTACACCTACAGTTATGCTTGATGACTTCATGGCTCGTAAAGCATTCACCGCTTCTTACGGTAAACTTGTTGTTAACCCTAACTACTTTGTTCGTGGACAAATTATCAATAACCCTATTGCGCAACCAGTACAAATTTTAGATAAAAATGGTGAAGTTATTGAATCTTTCGGAGGCGCAGACGCTTAAGTAAATTAATAAACTAGCTATAAACGGTTTAGTATAAAATTAACTTAACCGGATAACTATTAATGCTATCCGGTTAAGTAATTTATATTTATAGACGTAGCTGCTATAAATATAGATTATAAATAATATCAGCTATAGGAGAATAATATGAATAAAAAATTAACAATAAAACAAGCCTTAAATTTTATTACTGAACACCCAACTGATACATCACTATACAAAGCATTATCAAAGTATGATTCAAATGAAATACTAAGTGTTGCTGACGATTTAGAATCTATAGGTTACACAGATGAATCAACGCGTTTAAAAAAGGTAGAGCAATTAAGAAAAGACATGAAAGATCAAGAAAAAAACGAGCAGCCAAGCTCTAATAGTTCAGTAGAAGACGAGTCAGAAGCTAGCCTCGAACGGAAACACCTCCGCAAAGCTATAAAATTCCTAACCGAAATCTTATACTGGGAAGGCCTAGAAGACTATGCGGGGCCTGCATATAACAGTAGAAACCACTGGTTGGAATATGTAGAAGAAGCCTTCATAGTGCATTCTATTGAGCGAACACCGATCAAAAGAACTATTTTAGTATCAAACCCCAGAAGTATCTACCCTGATAGAGTCAGCGTAACACGAGTGCACTATATTGTTACTTTAGAATATAAAGATAAAATATTTTCCTTCTGTTACAATACTGCGTCTAATACACTAGCATACACAGCAAATGACAGCGTACTCAGATTTTATACTATCCCTAAAAACGTTATACGTGGATATAGCAGCTATCACCGCGATAGATACACACAGTATGAAATAGCACGCATTATAAAGAATATATTAATCAAAAACTAAAATTGTTGGAGGGCCACATACTTATGAGCACAATTTCGTTAAGAGAGCTAATACGCTTAGTTGCAGATAGCCCCACACTTACTGATTTAAAGGAAGCACTTACTCTTAGGAATGTTTCAATGGACGACTTAGAACTATATAAAGAAGACTTAAGAGCACTAGGCTATTCTTATGAGGCTATAAGACTTGATAATATTAAACATCTTAATACACATCCTAGAGTAGCTAATAAAGAAGATGATTACCCGCTGGAGCGAGAAATTGCCACAGTTACTTATGCCTTGACAACACTTGAAGAGGCTTCTAGTGGCCTAGACCTCGCAAGTCAGCAGGAACTAATGGAGTTCTATGGGTTAACTGATCTAAACTTTATAAAAATTCTAAACATAGAACTAGCAGAGATAGCATACAGTAATGTCTATCATATGTCATCACGTAGTAGTCCAAACTCACGCACACCCGGAGTGCACCCTATTATAACACTTGAGTACAACGATATAATACTTTCTATAGGTGTTAATCTTCAAACAAAATCTGCGTCGTACAAACTAAATAATGGGCCTCTAAGATTTTATAACTTTGCTATTAGCAGAAGGGAATCAATACCCTCAAGAATCACAACAGCAATGAACATAGAAACCATGAGGCTTATTGCTATGCTCCTTAGAATAAATTAGGTGCTAAATGGTTACAGATTTTGATAAAGCATTTTTAAATAAGATACGAGCAGCTTGGCCAAATACTCAATATGCCAACACGCAGATTGCTTATTATATGGCATATGATACATCAGATGACCCAACAAAGAAACTTCAATTTCCACTTATAAATATTTATAGACCAAGTGGTTATGAGCTTCTTCCTAATCAAACAATAGCAGCAAAGCTTCGAGGTGTATACCTTTATAATCAGCACACACAAAAAATGTATTATGCTAGATTCTTAATGGCTAATTTAGCTTATCAGCTTGACTTCTATGCTAAGACACCCGAAGAGATAGACAGCATAACAGGTGATATTATTACTATGCTGTCATTATCCCCTACATTAACAGTAACACAAACTAGCAATAACAAAGCAGTTAAATACACAGAGACCTATGATATTACATACCTAAAAGGGCCTCAAGATGAAAGTGATTTTTCAGAAGGGCAACGCGTATATCGGTATGCTTTAGCCTATGAAATAAAAAACGCTCGCCTTGTTAACTTTAAAGAAATCACAGAGCTCAAAGAAATTCAAGTTATACTAAACACAGAAAAGAATATTATTAACTTTACTGACGACACTATTAGTGGCTGGCAAGAGGTGAACTAAATATGAAATTAAAAGTATTCGATAGAAAAAAATATATGGAAGCAATGTCATTACTAACTAAGCGTAATGCCCCATCATATATCATAGAAGCCTACAAAGCAGGCTACGCAAAAGTTATTAATTTTTACTATGAGCAAAAGCTAAGACAAAGTAGGGTCGTTCAGGAATCTAAACGTTATAAAACAGTATCTGAAAGCTTAGACCAATTAGTTAAAAAAGCAGAACATATCCCATTTATTATGGAAGCCAAAAAAAAGCGCGATGAAGACTTCTTAAAAGCATTTTTTGTAATGACAAACCTTGATATTATTACAGGCAAGAAGCTACCTCCTAAGGCAGGTAGACTACTAAAGGATGCGGGAATTTATAATCTAGGTTTAAAAAACTTATATAAGAAACGCCGCACGGAATCAAGCGACTGGACTAGGGGCGTGGGACAATTACCTAAGGATTGGAAGTCCTTATCCGATGAAGAATTAAAAGATATAGTCAGAGATTTCAATCAACTTCTCAAATGGATTCCTTTTAGTAATAAAAAGTGGGTAACTATTAATAATAGAAAAAAGCGAGTAGTGGCTGAACTCGATAAAAGAAAAGAACAAGAAAGACTAGCCGCAAAAGCATCAGAAGCAGAAGAATAAAGGAGAACGGAGGAAACCAAAATGGGAATAAATATTAATGTTAATCGTATAAACAGGCTATACGAGGAAAACGCAGAAGGTTTAACACTCTTAATTTTAACAGATGTTGCTAAGACTGAAGACAATCAAAATGATATAATGCAGATTTCTTCAATAGACGAGCTACATAAAAACTATGAACCTGTCTCAGAAGAACTAGAAAACCCAGAAGGCCCGGGTCTTATTGAAGTTACTAGTAAAAAAGGACGATACCAGCTACAAGTAGCAGAATACCTATTAAATACACAAACAACTATCTTAGTGTACGCTGTTCAAGACCCAACCAAGTTTTCCATAGCTACTGATGGAAAATATATTAAAGATATTAAAGAACTAGGTTATAAACAGATCTTAGCACCTTATACATTTGTAGACGGCACAAACACTATCCCATCAGAATTAGTTAAGCTAGTTACACCAGCCCCAGACGATGCTGATAAGCCTAAAGAATATTATAACTTACCTGCACAACTATATTTAGACTTGGACTTAGATGGTGCGTTTACAGATGACACTACCTTAAAACAGAACCTAAAAACACAATTAAAAAGCCTTGCTGGACCTAAGATTGAGGTATTTGCAAATAGTGGCGCTGTTCAATTATACTCGAAGGTTAACCCACTACCAGCCTTTGGTGAAGACGATTTTATTGGTATTCCAGCTTCAGCACTTGTGGCTGCAAGAAAAGCTAAGATACTTAAGAATAAGTTACCACATCTACCAATTGCAGGACAAACTTATGGGGCAGTTCCAGAAGTAGTAAAACTATACAAGCAGCTAAGTACATTTGAGAAAGAAGTACTACAAGCTAACAATATTAATGTACTAACTTATAAAACTGGCTTTGGCGCATTATTAGTATCACAAAATACTTTATATAATACATCTAACAAATATGAACCACTAAAACGCAGCCATGTTGTAACCCAAGCTCTCTGGTTAAAGCGCGAGGTACTAAACATTATTGAAGGTTTTGAGCACACAGTATCTAATACTAAAACTTGGTCTCTTATTGAGCTTAGCTTAGAAAAACTATTTGATCAAGTATATGATAGTGATGGCTTACAAGAAAGAGCAACAATCTTACTAGGAAGAGCCACAACTTCACAAGAGGACTTAGACAAAGGTAAGCTAAACATAGTTATTAATTATAAGCCAGCTAGAGCTCTTGAATCAATTGAAGTAAATATTAACATCTTAGAAGACACAAATGA